ATATGATCGCCTTGTTCCGATGCCACCCCATTGGACAGAGCAAAACTTTGACGGCTACATTGATCGTGCAATTGACGAGTACCTCTCCAAACGCACTGCCCGTGCTGTGCTCCAGAAGCTACAACAACACGACCCCGATCGTAGCCCCTCCAGTATCAAAATCTCGCTAAAGAACCAGGTTATTAAGAAGGCAGAGAAGATGTACAAAAAGGAGGCACTCCCTGGCCAGTTGATCCATGAGTACGACATCATTCAAACACTTCTCGATTCTTCATATGCGCTGTGGCTTGAGAACCACTTGCCTGATGCCTTTCCCGACAATTTCTTATTCTACCGTAGGATGGATCCGGACCAATTCATCACGGCATATTCGAAGCGCTGGCGTGTCGACAACGGGGCCTATGGTTCCGATGTTACCCGCTGGGATGTTGGTTGTGATGCTGCAATGGTTAATTTTGACGTTCATGTCATGCGTTCACTTCACTTTCCCAAGTGGTATGTTGACGCCTACACTGAGCGCCGGTTGTCGAGCTTCTCCCAACATGGGCCCATGCGCACCATGCAGAATTCTGGGGATCGTTACACCTGGATTCTCAATTCTATTCGGCGGGCAGTTGTCACCTCTCTCGTTTGCTCTATCCAGCCTGAGGACACCACCGCGATTAACGGTGACGATGCTGCCGTGGACCGCTATTGCACTGCACTACCATTCCTACACTCCCCCTGGGCGTTTAAGGATGAGAATGCTAGACGAGTCGAGTTTAGTGGTTTCTTGCTTGGTGGCACCACGCCAACCTACAGTGCCCACGGGCTGTGGTACCGGACCGCCATTTTAAAATCTCGTGACCCTTCCGCTCAGGAAAAATGGGAATCTTATCTCGGACTGCTCAAACATGCAAACCTTGACTCTCCCTACGCTTTAGCCGTCGCGCGTGACGCACAGAGGTTCATGAGCTATGACTCATTTTGGCATCATTTGCCAAAACCACTCCACTCCTATTTTAACAACCTCCGGCAGGTTTCTTTCCAGGTCTCTACTACTTCTCTTTACTCTACACTCCGTCACTTCTTCTCCTCTCTTAACTTAGCTATTACTACGACCTGAATTTATTTCCCCTGCCCGTCCGAAGACATAAAACTACACTGCTCGTGTTTTGAGCCACATCGACTTCAGGTCGTCATAACTTGACATCACAGCTAAACTCTTAGGTCCAGCCGTAATGGCTGCATATGGTGTATGGGTTCAGGTGAGCTCTGGTTTCACCCATGCTGATCGTCCCGATCGAGGAAGGAGCGCACCATGGGACATGCTATTCCACGCTTTGATCTCGAGCTGAGGAAGCCTAACTCCCAAAATTCCCGCGTCAGCCTCTGCCTTGCCGAAGGCATGCTCCGAGTCCAGCTTTAGGCCGCTGGGCAGTGTACAGACTGTACGGGCGAAGGGCACATTATTTTCCAGAATGTGTCTTAAAGAAACAGTCGGCCCCGGGGGAAAACCCCGGTTAAAGGCGCCATTCAATGCATAGCTCCGAATCGGACCTGCTTTGCCCTTGCGGAACTCAGTTTCTTTCTCAGTCGAATTTCCTTGCACACCAATCTAAGGGCAAGTTCTCTTGCCGTGCTAGTCGCACTGTGGACGATCTTGCTGTTCTACTTCAGAACACTCTTCCATCCGGCCCCGTCTCATCTCCTCGTGATCTTGACGCTTTTGACGGTGATTTGCTTCACAAGACTGAATTGCGGGCCTACGGCTTGGCCCCTTCTGATCCACTATTTCTTTCTTTGATTGAAAATAAGAACCAGGGCCGTTACTTGCGAACTTATTACCCAGATTCTGTTCCATCCGGTTCACCTTCTGAGCATACTCTGGGTTCTATTTTCGAATCTTTGTACTTTACCAGCATTGTTTTTCGTTCTACTTACATTCTTCGCGTTGATCGAGGTTATTGCTAATCTTTCATGTCTTCCTCCGACATAGTGGGTGATGTGAAGGAGCTCCACTCCCGCGTTATCAC